CCGGTACACCAAGGTCATAAACATTTTGAGATGGCGCTGAAGCAGTGATTGCTTGCGCATCTGAGTTTCCGTCATCTCCGAACATAATGCACATAAGTTTAGTATGCGTGTTATTTAAAAAATACCCTCTTGATCCTGCCATTTTTGGCTGAACTGTTTTAGAGCATCCTTCTTCAGATATGAGAAATGGATTTACAGATGTCGGTGTTAATACGCCTTGCTCTCCGCCTCGAATTGCGTAGACTCCTCGCTCTGTAAAAGCGATCAATCTTTCCATGGCCAAAAGGGCAACTACCGGACTTCCATCTGTTATAGGAACGCTAAATTGAAATGCGCCCGTATTTGTAAAGATTAAAGGAAATGAGAATTGTAGTGGCGCACCTAACTTCGATGCGACCATATCCCCTGATTTAATAGTCTTTGTAGTGTTAGGCTCTAATACGGCAATTAATCTTTGCTGATAGTTTGCAAACGTATTAACCCCTCCTAAACCTTGATAGTCATAATTAAATATAGACGCATCGGAAGGCGGAGTTTGTGACACATCCTCTGCCCCGAAGTCTGTAAAGCTATATTGCGTCTGATTATCATTGACCATTATTTGGCCTACAAATTTATAAAATGGTGTCGTGTCATTTTCATTGTAGGCGGCCCTATAAAGTTTTACTTTTTTAAGACCTGAAGGCGAAGTTAAATTAAATTTAAAAAAGCTTAATACTTGTGAATTCGGAACATATAAAGAAAATGGAGTGCTTGGAACGTAGTCTATCCTGTGTATGTAGGTTTCAACTTCGTCATTATTAATCCCTGTAAATAAGTATGTTGCAGGTATTGAAATAGCTCCTGTTCCAAAAGCTACTGAGTTGGCGGCGACGATGCTAAACCCAAACTGAAATGTTTGCGGATATGAAACTACCCGCTGAACTAAAGTATTATCTTTTAAAATAAAATTAAAAAACTGACTATAGGCAGGCGTGAATTCATCAGGCTTAACAAGAACCTCGGACATTGGCGCTACCGCTATCCCATTTTTAAAAGCCGTTAGTTGTATGTCTTTAGGCAGTGGTTTTAAAAACTGAGCATCACTTCCTGAAGATCCTGCGAATATATTAAACGGCGATACAGTTGGAGATGTTACTTGGAAACCATATTCTAATCTATCTTTTGCAGGATTATATGTTTTACCATACTCATAGATTCTCCATTCTTTTGAGTTGGCATCCCAAAAAGTGAATCCTCTAATCCCTGCATCTCCGCCTTCAACAGGGATGTCTTGTTGAAATTCAGAGATCTTAACAAACTCTAGGCCAGGACGATTACTGACTCCTCCCTGCCTGCGAGTGTACATATTTCTGAGCTTAGATAAACCTGAAGAATATGATACTGCATTTGACCTAAATCTAAGCGATGGAGATATTTCACCAAAAGAAAAAGATAGTTGTTTTCCTGATGCCATAATCTATTTATACCTAGCACGAATGAACGGACTAAGTGATTCCTCCGGTTGAGGTTGCCTGCCTAGATCGTCAGCTATACCGCGAGATATATCTATTCTAGCATCGGAGTTAAGTGTATCTCTAATCTTACCAAAGTTATTGGTGATTAAAGAAGGTGCAATGTCCATGGACAATTGCGCCGCTAACGCCCTACCAAAGTGCGTAGGCATTGCGATATTATCAGGAATGCGCGTGGTATATTTTGCGTGAGCGTCTATGACATTTGAATAAATCAGAATGCCCGTATTGGAATATACCTGATGCCATTTCTCTTTCTCATCCTCATACTGTTGCGTATATGAAAAGGATCCCTCTCTAGCAATCTCTCTGATCACCAAAGCATCGGCAGGTGCAAGATAAGCAAAGCGATAATTCGGAGTAGGATCTTCTTGATAAAGAACTAATGAAGAGTATTGAGTGGCAAAATTCCAATCGTGCATTTCAAGTAAAGTATCAAGCGCCATTCTAAAATGACGCCTGATTATTTTGGCTTGTTGGCTATTCTCAGTTTCAAGATCGGATACGTAAAGTGAAACACCTAAACGACCAAGAGCAAGGTTTGCAATATCGTTTTTATAAAGCATATCCTGCCCCTTAGATTTATACTAGATCTTCGACTTCCTGCGATTGCTTCTTAGCTGCTTTTTTAGCAGGCTTATAGTCTTCTGGGGTTTTAACCCATAATGGAAATTTACCATTGTTTAGCTTTCCCTCAAATAGAAATTTTTCACCCTCGCGAATGATTCTTCCTTTGTAGTATCCGACTGCAATTGCTTCAACTACGACTGACACTTTATCTTGAGCCATATATCCCCCATAAATAAAAAGACACGCCGCAAGGGCGTGTCCGTTAATGATCTTAAGATTATTCTAATTAACCTTTGTAAGACTCGTCAACTGCTCCGACGATAGCGGCAGTAACTTTTCCTGCAGAAGCCGGGCCACCTGATACTTCGAAGAATACTCTGATGAACTGGTTATTGATCTCAGAAGGTACCTTGTCGATAGAAGAGATGAATCCTGCTTTAAGACTAGAAAGAGCAACTTCTTGACAGATGTGATCAACAGGAGAAGAGAAAGCTGAATCTGAAGCAGATTGAACTTTAATCTTCAAAGATGTTAATCCTGCGAAGTCTTCAACAACTTGGATTAGAAGTGGGATATGCGCACTTTTTGGGAAGCTACGCTTTAATTGAACTTGGTTGTAAGCAGCTACGCCCGGTACACCAAGGTCATAAACATTTTGAGATGGCGCTGAAGCAGTGATTGCTTGCGCATCTGAGAAAATTGATAGTTGATCTAAAATCATATAAACCTCTTTTTGGTGTAGGGATTAAACTACTGCATCTTCGCTGTTAAGGATCGCATCACACTCACGGATAGGAATGCCTCTGAACATAAGAACTTCTTTAGCATTCGGGCCGTACTTATCGAAAGTAAGGAACAAGTTAGTTCCTTGCTCAAGACGAGCTTGGTAATCCAAGAATTTAACAAGAGTAGTATTCATATAGATGAATGTTTTACCCATGCTAGATCTTCTGCCTTTATGAGCGTAGTACATTTCAGTAAGTAAGTTTACAATGTTTGCACCAGTCGAAGCATTGATCTGAAGATCAGAAACGTCGATGTTACAAGCACGTGTGAGGTATTGCCAGTTACGAACTGTTAAACCGAAGTGCCAAGAGAACTCTTCACGATAAACCATGAAGCGATCGCCACTAGCATCTGTAGCAGGAATGATACCGCGATCTTTACGCTCGATACCTGCTTTATGACCTTTAGGGTAGATCAAGTGACAAGAACGCTTGTCCCAAGTGATCATCCACATAGAAGTGTTATCGTTACCAGTACCGCCACCATTAATAATTTGAGAGCCGTTTTCAGCGCTGAAAGAATTAAAACGCGGAGAAAGACCCATTGGCTTAGAAGGATCAACTGAAGAGTCGTGGTAGAAGATAGCTGTAGCAGCTTCTTGCGCCATTGCTTCAAGGTGATCAGCAGCCATTTCCATACGAGCAGAAGCTTTCTCTTCAGCTTTTTCGAAAATGTCTACATAACGAGTATCAACCTCTGCAGCAGAGTTTACGAAGCCTGTAGTATCTTTTACAGTCTGCATAGAACCTTTGCCTGCAGGAATACCTTTGTAAAGACGACCCCAAGTTACTTCAGGAAGACCTGTCTTAACTGTAGTTTCGTGAGATAAACCTCTGTTACATTCAAACGCCGGAGCATCTTCAAGAATTGGGTTTTGCTCAACAAGAAGATTTACAACATCGGCAACATCTTTGTTCTCAGGCATAACTGCCAAGTCAAGAAGCGTAGGGTACTTAGAATTTAAAACGGCCATATTATTTTCCTTTTAAAAGCGTCATATTTGCCTTCAACTATTTAAGCATCGTGCGATATTAATTTAGAGTCAACAATTTTTTACAGCTACTTATAAAAATCTGGGTACAGTTTTCTTAAAGTATCGTCGCCTTTAGGTGATTGATTATTAATAACCCCTTTGCCAGGAAGGCTGTCCGGAGAAATTGCATCGCCTAACCTCTTTAAAAATCTAGCAATTACCACATTATTTCCGACCTCTGGGGTGTTTAGTAGAGCGATTAGGTCAGGATCTCCAAACTGTTTTACTGCTCTGCTTATTGAGGCGAAAGCTTGTTCTTTTTTCTCGCCGATGAATTCTGGATCGTTTTCGATCTCGCTTCTGGCCTTAGCAATTTTCTCTTTAAACTGTTGCTCTTGTGTCTGGATTGCTTTCTTGTATGCGGAGTCTTTAATTTTAAGAAGCTTTTCAGCATCTTCTTTTCCTAAATTAAGACGACTTGCTTCGGCAGCAATCTCCTCAAGATCTTCTTTAGTAAGACTTGCACCTTCAAATAAACTTAATTCGTACTCTTCGTACTCTTCGGCTTGTTGCTCTGTCTTGCCTGCTTCCGGTGCAGGTTCCGGTGCAGGTGTTGAATTGGCAGGTGCAGCTTCAGAAGATTCCTTCTGATCCACCGCCAATATTGGTGTCGACACCTCCGATGATGTCGTCGATGATGTTGACTGCTCTTGACTCGGTGTCTCTGTTTGTTCGCTCATAATGTAATTTCTCCTCAATTGATCTTTCTTTAGCTTCTCTCATCATATCAAAGATACGCTCTTCAGAAGCATCTGCTACTAATCCTAATAGGTATAATCCGACTTGTCTTCTTCCTATTTGTTTTAACATGTCGTTTCCGTTTCCCTCAATATCTCGGTAAACTCCACAATAAGATAATAGGCGCCACATAAATCTGCGCCCTTGTTCGGTAGACGTGATCCATTCGACATCAAGTCTATCACGTTGGATAATTTCTTTTGTTTCCATTTCCCCTCTATACTTTCGATGCCGTCAACATAGTATCGAGCATTGATCCTTCTCCGACCTTAGCAGCAGATAAATCTTTTGCCATGGCCGCCGATTGCATTTGCTGTTGCATAGCCGCTTGCTGTTGTTGCTGCATTGCTATGCCTTCACGTACTGCCCTAAATTCATCTTCATCTAAAATTAACGTAGGGTCAATAGCAACATAATCTGCATATTTTCTAATTGCAGCTTCACCATTAAGAAGCTTTAAAAGTGCAGGATCCTGTTGCGATTGTGCCATGCTTGTCGTATAGTTCGCAAATCTTTCCAAGGAATTCATCATAGATACTTTAGCCGCTTGAGCTAGGATCGAGATGTATTCTGGTCTTAATTGTTCGCCTTCAAGTTCAGCAGGTTTAACAGGCATACGTCCTGCTTGCTCAAGAATGATCTGGGCATTTTGAATAATCTTCGATGATAAGTCCTGATCCCACTGCCCTAATACTGGTGCTAATGTTGCCATTCTTTCTGATGCTTTCTCATTGATTTCGGCCGCAGTAATATGCGACTTTGATTCTTGCCCTGACATCATTAAGAATAGATCTTCATAGAACGCTGAACGAATAGCTTGAGTGTATTCCATTTGATCGGCAATAAGTTCCGATAGCTTCGGATCCATAGTGAATGCAGGTTTAAAACCGGCAGCAGCGCCTTGATCATCGACGTAAGTAATGCCGCCTGCAAGAATAGATGCTTGATGTCTTCTTAAGCTTGAATGCCCAACCATAGGTGGCTTAACAAGTTTAGCGATTGCTTCAAGTCTGAATTTTTCCATCTCTTGTAAAGTCATAATGTCGGAGAGTGCGATCTCTCCAGGCCCGTCGACTCCGTAGTTTTCTTCAGGTGCAACTTCCCATCTAGGAGTAATGACAGGGAAATAATCATATCCACTTGTCTTAATAAATTCTTTCTCTCCT